TATGCTAAAGTTTCTGAATACTATGCATCAACTGCACCAGTAACAAAGACAGCAGACTTTACTTTAGCTGATACTGAAAACTGGATTGTTAATAACGCATCTGTTGATATTGTGGTAACATTGCCATCTGGCTCAGAATATATTGGACGTTCTGTAACAATCATTAACTGGACTAATCATTCCGTTTCGTCAGCATCGTCAAATGTTTATCCTCATAATGGTGGGTCACTAGGAACAGCAATTAATGCTGGAACCGATGGCAGATTCAGTACTATAGTGTATGATGGTACCAACTGGTATGTAATGGCAACAAACGCATAATTAAATTTACGAAGGAAACAATATGAAGGAAATATTTTTTATGGCTGGGCTTCAACGCTCAGGTGCAACAGTACTTAGTGCAATATTAAATCAGAATCCAGACTTGTGGGTTTCGCCGGCAAGTCCAATGTTACAAATGATGATTAATGCTACACAAACATTTGATTCATTTGAACATAAAGATTACGATAGAGGCAACGCAATATCTAATGCAATTGCCGCAATACCACAAAACTTTTATTATGATAAACAAGCTAACTACATTGTTGACAAGAACCTTAATTGGACATCAGTCAATGGAGTAGAAGTAGCTCATCGTTATATAAATCAAAATATTAAAATAATATGTCCAGTAAGAGATATACTTGATATTTTAGTTTCATTTGACACAATCATTAATGCTCATCCTGAATCACAGCAAAATGCTTTAATGGATAAAGAAGTTTTATTAGAAACATTTCCAGATAAACCAATGGCTGACCGCAGAGCAGATTGGTTAATGAAATTTGGCAATGATATAATGAGATGTATAAATAATATGAAGCATGCAATGGATCCACAATACAGACATATGTTTCATTTTGTTGAATATGATAATTTTATAAACAACCCAGAGAAAGAGATTAATAAAATATATGACTTCTTGGAAATTAAGAAATACAATCATGAATTTGAAAATATTGAAGACAGCTCAGGCATCTCTGAAAACAGTCTCACAGGCATTAAGAATCTACACAAGATTCGACCCCAAGTGCAAAAGCTGTCTAAAAGACCGCAGGACGTGTTCTTGCCAGAAACACTAAGACGTTATTCAGGATTGGAGTTTTGGCGTGAATTTAGATGAACTTTTAAATGAATATAACTTTCGTAAGTGCCGTGGTCCAGAGAATGCAACACCAGAAGAACTAGCAGAAGCATTTGCTTTCTTCTGTGAAAACTATGCATTCATTAAACATCCTAACAAAGGACGTATTCCTCTTGTTCTAAGGAACGCGCAAAAAGAAACTGTTAAAGTATGGTTAGGTGAAAGATATACTATAGTTCTTAAAGCACGTCAGATCGGATTCTCCACACTGGCTGCAGCTTATGCCTTCTGGATTACTTTCTTCTGGCCAGACAGATTTGTGGTCATGCTTTCAAAGACTGAACGTGAAGCTGCAAAACTTTTATCTAAAGCTAAATATATCTACAAGTTCTTGCCAGATTTCATAAGATTATCTGGTCCAGAGATGCTGCAAAATAACGTTCTTAAGATGTCATTCGGTAATGATTCCGTAATTGAATCAATGCCATCTGCTAATGAACCTGCTCGTGGTGAATCAGTATACCTAGCTATCATTGACGAGATGGCCTTCTTACCTAACCCTGAAGAAGCCTGGGCATCTATTGAGCCTATTGCTGACGTAGGCGGTCGAGTAATCTGTCTGTCTACTGCCAAGGGTGAAGGTAATATATTCTTTAATTTATGGCATGGTTCCCAGACTGGGACTAATCGTTTCCGTGGAATCTTCTTTCCATGGTCAGCATCAGACCGTGACCAAGCCTGGTATGACGCGCAAGCTGCAGAACTACCACCATGGCAGTTGCACCAAGAGTACCCGTCAAACCCTGAAGAAGCCTTTATTCGTTCGGGTCGTCCAGTATTTGATATTGATGCTTTAATGAAGTTTGAAACTGAAGCTCCTAAAAAAGGTTTTAATAAAAAGCTTTCAGATATTAGGAACTCCTATATGTTTGAATCTTCTGGCGGTCCTTTATCCATATGGCAATTGCCCCAAGCAAGAGCTAGATATGTTATTGGTGCTGACGTTGCTGAAGGTCTAGCTAGAGGTGACTATTCTGCTGCTCACGTTATTGACGCTAAGTCTGGACAGGTTGTAGCCCATTGGCATGGACACGTAGACCCAGACAAATTTGGCGAAGAAATATTATATGCATTAGGCTTCTTTTATAATGAAGCTTTAATAGGTGTTGAGTCTAATAACCACGGTTTAACAACTTTAACATCTTTAAATAAAGCTAATTATATTAATCTTTATAGACAGCGTCAATTGAATACACGCCACGCAGAAGCAGGAGAAAAGCTGGGTTGGCGCACAACAACCTTGTCAAAGCCTTTAGCTATAGACGAACTCAATGCTAACCTAAGAGACGGTGCTTTAGATCTTAAGTGTGAGTTTACGATTGCTGAACTTAAGACCTTTGTCCGTGACGACAATGGAGCTACACATGGTTCCCCGCACGACGACCGCGTAATGTCTTTGGCTATTGCTAACCAGATGCTTAAGTATGTTTGGCTGCCAGAGTACACCCCTAAAACTGACCCTGCATTTGGAACCTTAGCTTATTTTTCAAAGACTGTTATTAAGAAAGAGAAGAGTCGTGAACGTCACTGGATTGGTGAGTTTAATAATTACTAGACATGTAAAAAGTTTTATAGTATAATAGGAGCTTATATGAAGTGTTCAACCTGTGAAAGACCGATTGACTCAGAAAATGACCTGAAGAGGCAGCTTTGCTTCAAGTGTCATGTGAAGGGTGTGCGATTAGGCTTTACTTATGGGCAAGAAGCTTTTCATGGACCAACTGAAAGAGAACAGCAAAGAGCTATGGAAAATTCCCCAAGATTTAAAGCAGGCGAAATTGAAAAGATTCCAGCAAGAAGAGAACTAATCTAATGGAATGGCTAGTGCCGGTAGTGGTTGCTGTTATTGGTGGACCACTAGTTGTTGTAGTCCAAAGCCTTAGAAAAGAAAATACTAGTCAACATGCTGAAGCTAGAGAACTATTAAAAATGGTTGCTAGTAAGGTAGATAAAGTAGATGACAAGTTAGATGGCCATATCAATTGGCATTTAAAAAAACCAACAAGAAAATCAAATAAGGAGCAATAATCATGGCCAGTCAAAAAGATAAAAAATATCCACCAGGGCAAAAACCAGTAGCTAAGCCAACAATGGCTCAGGCATTTCAAGCTGCACAGGGTCCAGCAGTAGCAAGACCAACTAAACCATCACCGGGTTCCGCGGCTGCTAATCGTGAAGCAGTTGGTAATATTGGAAAAAGTGTTGTAAACTTTTTTGCTAAGGGTGGAATACCTGCTGTTGGTAAACCAGAAGGTTTCAATAAGCCATCTTCTTCTAAACCAATTCCTAAAGCAGAACAAACAGATCTAACTGCACAAGCAAAAGCAAAAGATAAAAAAGCTAATACTGCTCGTATGGTAACTGATGCAAAGTATGATAAAGTTGGTCCGAAAGCTGTTGTAAAAGCTACAACTAAAGCTGCTAAGCCATATGTAAAACTTAAGCAAGCTCCAAGAGAAGCAGCACGTCGTGCATATGTACAAAAGCAACTTGACAGACTTGGCATCAAGCCAACACCTGCAGGTAAACCACGCAGTGCAGCAGAAAAAGCTGCAAGAGTAAAGGCACGTGCAACTTGGGATAAGAAGAATAAGTTCCAAAAGAAATCTACGCCAATGCCTGACTCTCCAAAACAGTCGGGTTGGACTGGTCCAGGTCCAGGTCCAACGAAAAATAAACCAGAAGCATAATGAAAAAATACAACAAGAAAGCAAAAGGTAAATAATGTTACAGCAGTTCACCTATACATACGATAGTACTTTAGCAACACCAACATCAGATTGGTTCCCAAGCAATGTTTCTGGTTATGACACAATAGCTTTGACTCTTGTGGCACCAGGGGGTTGGATTGGAACAATATCATTTTGGGGTGGAGCAGGTGCAGACCAACTTTCACCAGCATTGTGGTCACTTAATGACGCAGAAGATGCTTCATTGGTGTCTCAAGTAGAAACAGTTGTTGGTGCAACACCATCATATTATTCAAGAAACTTTAGAGGCAGTGTTGCTGGATTAGCAGAATTTGGTGTGTACTTTGCAAACCCAACAACTTATGTTTCTGCACAAGGTATCATTACAGTTCAACTTGGCTTCTATTCAAGCGCTAAGTAATGCCTAGTCCTAACATTCAGATGAGGGATATGGATGCTATGAATAGTACCACTACGCAAAAGTATCCTAAGAAGAAAAAGAAAAAAGTTGTCAACAACGTACCAGTAAAGAAGAAATAATGGCCGCAAAAAAGAAGTGGGATTGTTAATATGGCACGTCAAAGTAATTCGGATAAGTTAAGTCAGTATAGACAAAAGATTAACTTAGCACAAAAAGTATTAGAGCAACAAAATTATATTCAACTTTGGCAACGTTTAATTAACTTGTATCGTGGTAGACATTATCGTGGTGCTGGTGTTGGTGACAGATTGCTTGTTAACGTTGCATTCTCAACTATTAATACTCTAGCTCCTGCAATTGCTATTGGTCGTCCAAAGATTAATGTTAATCCACGTAGACCAGAAGACGGTGACAAGGCTGTTGTTACTGAATCAATCATTAACTATTGGTGGCAGCATTATGGTTGTCAACCAGAGTTTCAAAGAGCAGCAAAAGATTATTTAATTATTGGTCATGGTTGGGTTAAGACTGGTTATCGTTTTGTTGAAGAAGCAAAGCTTGATGATATTCAAGACACTGCTGATGAAGCTGTAAGTAAAGAAAATCCACCAACAGGTGATGTTGAATCAACATTTATAATTAGAGAAGACCGTCCATTCCTAGAACGTGTTGACCCATTTAATATGTATGTAGATCCTTATGCAACAGATATGAATGACTTGCGTTGGATTGCACAGAAAAGTCGCCGCACATTAAAAGATGTTAAGAACGATGAACGTTATGATTATTCAGCAAGACAAAACGTAGGACCAGCTGTTAATACAGCATCAATAGATTATCTAACTACCAATGCTTATGATTATAACTATGACACAGAAGAAGCTATGTGCAATATCTATGAGTATTACAATGTTGATACTGGTGAGATGTGCATATTCTCAGACACTGGTGATAAGTTCCTAGTCAAGCCAGTAAAGATGCCATATGTATTTGGTCATCCATTCATCATGTTACGCAACTACGAGATTCCTGGATTGTTTTATCCAATGGGTGAACTAGAAGCAATCGAACCATTGCAGTACGAATTAAATGAAACTCGTACACAGATGATGAACCATAGAAAACGCTTCTCCCGTAAGTATCTATTTAGTGAATCAGCATTCGATGATGTTGGACGTCAGGCTTTAGCATCAGACGATGACAACGTATTGGTTCCAGTTAAAGGTAATGAAAATCTACAGAACGTAGTGGCTGCAATGCCGGCTTATATTAACCCACCTGAATTCTATAAGATGAGTGAGTCAATTGAAGCAGACATCGACCGTGTGTCAGGTGTGTCAGAGTATCAGCGTGGAATCATCCCAGAAACAACTAGAACCGCCCGCGAAGCATCAATCATTGCTGAGTCCGGTAATGCTAGAGTAGCTGAAAAGCTTATAGATATTGAGAACTGCATAGCTGCATGTGCTTCTAATCTTATAATGCTAGCCCAACAGTATTTAACTGGTGAGCAGACTGTAAGAATAGTAGGCAGTGAGAACGCACCTGTATGGTTGACTTTTGATAAAGATTATATCTCTGGTGAGTTTGACTTTAATGTTGAGGCTGGATCTACAGCCCCACGTAACGAAGCTTTCCGTAGAGATATGGCTATGCAGATCGTTTCGGCAATGCAACCGTTTGCCCAGGCAGGACTTGTTAATTTACCTAAGTTGGCTGAGTATGTTTTAAGTACTGGATTCGGAGTAAAGAATGCAGGAGCATTTTTACAAAGTCCAGAACAACAAGCACCAGAAGGTATGACTCCTGACGAGGCAGATCTAGAAGGACAAGGCATGCCACCAGGTATGCCCCCAGATGATATGGCAGGGATGGAAGCAGAACAAGGTGGCATGGAGGGATTGCCTCCTGAATTAATGGCTGCTTTAATGGCTGGACAAGGTGGTCCTCCACAGCAGGAAGCACTACCTCAAGGCGGCATGGAAGGTTTACCTCCTGAAATACTGGCTGCTTTACAGGGCCAAGCACCTCAAGCTGGAGGATTAGAAGGTCTACCACCTGAGATATTGGCAGCGTTACAAGGACAGCCGCCACAATAATAAAAGAATTATGTAAAATTTTTTACATACATATAGGAACAACCAATTAGAAGGATGGATTCCAAATGAGTAATGAAGAAATAAATAATGATGCTAGTGCTAGTACTGAAGTAATCGACCCCATTATCGAAGATGGACAAGTTGAGGAATTAGGCGAAGCAGGCGTAATAGAAGAGCCAGACTTTTTTGACTATACAGATGTTGCCGACAAGGTCGTCAAAATCCAAGTTAATGGAGAAGAAGTTACAGTCCCTTTACAGGAGGCTCTAGCTGGGTACCAACGTCAAGCGGATTATACCCGTAAGACACAGGAACTTAGCGAACAAAGAAAGCAAGTTGAATTTGCTGCTACTCTTGCACAATCGTTGCAAGAAGACCCAGCAGGCACCTTGCAGGCTTTACAGCAGCACTATGGTGTGGAAACGGTTACAACAACTCCTGAAGAAGAGGAGTGGTTGGATCCAGCTGAAAAGCAAATGCGACAGTTAGAGCAAAGAATCCAGGCTTTCGAACAATCAAAAGCTATGGATGATTTGAAGAGAACTATCGATACATTACAAAGCAAGTACGGTGAAGATTTTAATTCAGATGAAGTTGTAGCTAAAGCTATAGCAACAGGAATGACAGATTTAGAAGCAGTTTTTAAACAAGTTGCTTTTGATAAAATTTATTCTAAAGCTTCTGAGTCCAGTAAAAAACTGGCTGATGAGCAAGCTAGAGTTCAAGCAAAGCGTTCGGCAACAATTGTTTCCACAGGCGCATCTTCTAAGGGTGGGAATCCAGCCGCAACTACTGCACCTAAAACAGTATTTGAAGCCTTTGAACAAGCCAAAAAAGGCTTGGGGCTTTAACCAAAACACTAACATTACAAGGAGAATAAAATGACTTCACCAAACGTGAATACAGTAGACATGAATGCTCTGTTTTCTACAACATTGCAAAACTACCAGCCAACGCTGGTTGACAACATATTCAAGGACCTCGTTCTTTTGAACCACATGAATCAAGGTGGAAGAGTTGTTATGGAAGAAGGCGGAACTCAGATAGTTGAGCCAGTACTCTATGAGGAAAACACAACTGCTGCATCGTACGCTGACTACGATAACATCTTGCTTACACCACAAGAAGGCATCACAGCTGCTATTTACAACTGGAAGCAGATTGCTGCATCCATTGCAATCAGCGGTATTGAAGAAGCCAAGAACCGTGGAACAGAAGCAATCATCAAGTTGTTGAATGCTAAAATTATGCAAGCCGAAATGTCGATCAAGAAGCTCGTCAACGACCAGCTCCTTAGCTCGAACGACGGTACAACCAACCCACTTGAGTTCAATGGTATCGGCGGTTACGCTGGTTCATTAAACACAGCAATTGGTGGCATTGACGCAGCAACCGAATCATGGTGGAACCCAACCATTCCAGCAGGAATACAAAACGCAACTTTGAGCCTTGTTAACATGGCAAACGTGTACAACAATGCATCGAAGGGTAACGACACACCAGATATCATCATCACAACTGAGCCATTGTTCAGCAAGTATGAGTCTCTGTTGACACCAAACGTACGTTACCAGGACGTTGCAAAAGCAAATGCTGGATTCCAGAACTTGATGTTCAAGCAAACCCCAGTCGTTTACGACTTGGCAATGCCTGGCGCCCAGTCATCCAATGCCTCGATGTACTTCCTCAATACGAAGTACCTCAAGCTTACTGGTATGAATGGTCACTGGTTCACCAGTACTCCATTCCAGCAGGGTACAGTTGCGCAGAAAGACGCTCGTTACGCCATCGTATTGGCCTACGGTCAGCTTACCTGCTCCAACCGTTCACGTCAAGGCTACTTGTCGGCTGACGTATAATAAACTTAATTAGCTTCGGCTAGTTAAAATAGGTTTAGCTGGTGCTAAGAGTTGAAAGGTTGTTCATCCTTCGGGCAACCCTCTTAGTGCCAGCTATTTCCTTTTAATGGAAAATTTTGTATAGTATATAGAGAACAAAATATGAACGAAGGATTAAACATATGACAAGACAACCAGTATTTACAAGTCAAGTTCCAGCAGGATGTGAGATGTATAATTCTCCAAGGCCTGGACAAGATGTTGCAAGCATTATGCCTAGCTTTATTCAATCTAATACTGAACTTGCTCCACCATCTGGTGTTGAGTATGTTGCTGCAATGCCTACTTGTATTGGTTTTAATCTTAAAGAAGAGAGATGCCGCGCACCTAAAGCTAAAGGGACAGACTTCTGCATTGGTCATCTTAAGCGAATGGAAAAATTAGCAAAGTCTAAAGAATAGGAATTTAATATGGCAATAGATCCAACGGGTGGTTTAAATTGTTTTAATTTATTATCACTGCTTGAAAGTCTTTCTCAATTAGAAATTGGCTCCAATGAAAATACTGATGACATAAGCCAAGAGCTAGTAGTACAATTTCTTAAAGAAGGTTTTCAAACAATTGTAGATTCTGAAGTTCGTTGGCCTTGGTTTGAAGCAAACTATACTACTTCAGTAACTGAAGGAACTCAATTAATATTTGGTGATGAACCAGTTTTTACTGTTACAAACTCAACTGCGCCAATAACTATTGTAAACTATGACCAGCCAGCTAGCATGGAAGGGTACACATACGAAGACCCTGACACTCTTGAACTTATAGTAGTACCTGGTATTAAAGAATTAACTAACGTTATTGCTATTCAAGGAACTGACGAGCTTGCTGGTTTTGGTCTTGAATTAATTTATATTAGTCAACATCAAGCTGAAAGAATTTGGATAGGTTCTAACAACCAAATTAATATTCCAGCTTATTTTTCTTTATATTCAAATTCATTGTACCTATGGCCGCGACCAAACATGACATACTTTTTACAGGTTAGAGGATACCGTCAACCAAACTTAAGCTGGCTGTCTGATGCTAACCAAAACAACCCAGCAAGTGAACAGTATGTAGACTTAGACAATGAACTACAAGCATGTTTGATTGCTTATACAATGTCACGCATTTATCAGTTCCAAGAAGATGCTGAAATGTCAAGGATTTATAGAGAACAATTTGTTACAAACTTAAAGAACTATCAAGATTACCTAACAGCACCATCTAGCAATCAACCAATAATTTATTCTGGTGGATTACAACTTAGCGGATCTCGTTATGGGCTGGGTCCAGGAATAAGGGTATCCCCGGGTGCAGGCAATGGTCCCGCATACGGAACAGCCTGGTAAATAATGGCTAACATTATAGTACAAGAAGCTTTTAACTTTACCGGTGGGCTTAACTTTCGTGCTGACCAATTCCAATTAAAGACTAATGAATCACCAGGAATGCTTAACGTAGAGATTGACCCACGTGGTGGTGTGTTTTCCCGTGCCGGCTTTCAAAAACTAAATCCTACTGTAATAGCATTTGATGGAACATGGAATCCTAAAACAATTTATAATTATAAATATACTGCAGCTCCGCAAATTATGCTTTCAACTGGATTGCAAGATTTGGCAACACCAATATATGGTAGAGTTTATGTTTCTTCTGGTAGTGATTTCAGCTATTTAAACAGCGCATCATTAACACCGCTTAATGTTTATTCTTTAAACGGTGCATCATTTACACAGTGGGAAGATACTCTTTATATTGCACTTGGTAAAAATTCTCCAAACATGTACAAGTGGAAAGTGGGAGATACGTATGCAACTTTACTAGCTGCATCTGGTCCAACGTGGCAACCATATCAATTACCAGTTGGTGGTTATATGCCTCGCGCAGAACTAACAGTCGCTCATGCTAATAAATTATTTGTAGCTAATACTTATGAAGACGGTACAGCATATAGTAATAGACTTCGTTGGTCACATGAAAGCTCACCAGAAAACTGGTTCCAAGATGACTACATAGACATTATTGCAGGCGGAGATGGTATCCGTGGTATCCAAATAGTTGATGGACAATTATTAATATTTAAACCTAAAGCTGTTTATCTTCTTATGGGTTATGATGCTGACTCATTCCAACTTGTAGAAGTTACAACAAACTTAGGCATTGATACACCGCAGCAAGCTATTGCTGGTAATGGTGGAGTATACTTCTTTGATTGGCCGCAAGGATTATTCTTTTACAATCGTAATGGTGTTAATGATATCTTTGAACGCATAAGACCATTAATTATTAACGGTGAAATTAATCCTATTGCAACTAATACTATAACGCTTTCATTTGTACGCAATAGAGTTTGGATATCATTGCCATATCGTGCAAGCGATGAAGGAGCACCACCACTCTATGCATCTGTTAATTTAATATTTGATGCTACAATCGGACCTAATGGTGCATACAGTATGTTTCAAACTGCACCTTCATTTGAGGAAGACGTACCTTCAGGTGTATCTGGTTTTGCATTACTATCTGGTTGTGATTGGAGAACATCTGATGACACACCATATTATTTAATGACAGGTCAAGATGATGATTTACCGTGTGTTTATTTTGTAGATGATTATAATTATGTTGACGATGACATTGCAACAGGTGCAGGTTTTAACGGCAGATACCCATCATACTACACTACATCTTGGTTTAATGATGCAACATACGCACAGTTAAAAACTTTTATTCGTCCTTACTTTGTATTTAAAGATGTACCTATCGATACAATTATTAGATTAAATCGTTATAAAAACTATGATGAAACTAATCCAATTGGTGGAACTAGAAGTATTTTCTTAGCACCTACAACTGGGGGTGCAGTATATTCATTAAATGATTCTAGTCCAGGTGAAGTGTATGTAGCAGATCCACCACCTGAACCTTTACTTGCTAATTCTGCAACGTATGGTTTTAGTACAGAAGGTGCAGCACTTAAGAGAAAAGGTATTTCACCCCTTGGAAGAGGTTTTGCAATACAGTTACAATTCCTAGGACCAGATGAAACAACATATGAGGTTCAATTTCCAGGAAGAAAATGGGGATTAAATTCAATAGCCTACAAATACAAGAGAAGAAAAATTAGGAGCACTTAATAATGTCTACACCAATCAATATTCCATTTAACTTTCAAGTTGGCTTCCCAGTAGTAGCTGCACAGCACAACGGAAACAACACATCAATAGCTAACTTTTGTACATCATTACAGAATGGTACAAACTTTGGAACAGGCGTAATAGGAACTGCAACTATTACACCTGGCGCTATTACTACTGCACTGCTTGCTGACGGCAACGTGACAAGCATTAAGATTCAATCATCAGTAGTTTTAGCTGGAACACCTAATATTGGTACAGCTATTGCATCAAACATTACAGTAGGCACAATAGCAGTTCCTACTCCAACCTCTGGAATTGTAACGGCAGGCAATGTTGTTTATCACTTAGAAATAAATGCACAGGTTGCTAGTTATGTTTTAATTTTATCAGATGATGGCAAATTGATAGAGGTCAGTAATGCAACGGGAGTTGCCGTAACTATTCCACCCAATTCTTCTGTAGCTTTTCCACTTGGCACACAAATAACATTCCTTCAAACTGGCGCAGGACAAATAACATTTACTCCAGGCACTGGTGTATCATTAAATTCAAACCCTGGAAATAAGACACGTGCACAATGGACAGCTGCAACTTTAATTAAAAGAGCAATGCCTGATACTTGGGTAGCAGTTGGCGACCTGAGCGCGTAATGCCAATCCTTGGATTTATAGATGGTGGAGGTGATACTCCAGGTAGACCAGTGATGGGTACAGCTACGGCTGGAAACACTCGAGCAGTTATTACCTTTGTTCCTCCATCCTATATTGGTAAAGGAACTATAGTTTATACTGCTGTTTCTTCACCAGGTGGACTAACTGGAAGTTCCGCAGGTTCACCAATTGAAGTTGCAGGTTTAACAAATGGAACAGCTTATACTTTTATAGTATATGGAACAACTAACTATGGAGTTCAATCCCCATCTACAGCTTCATCAAATGCTGTTACTCCGTTTGCTCCACCAGTTTATCCTCCGTATGGCACACTCATTGCAGCAAACCAATGCAGTGGTACTACTCTCTTTAACTTACGTGCTGATGGTAGCGGTGGCACGTATAACGAAATATTAGCTTACAATAGCACTGCCTGTGGGTATGTTCCTCCTCCTCCAGCATGCACTCCATATGGAACATTCTTATCATCAACGTGTAGTGGAACTACTTTAATTTTTAATTACGCTGATGGAAGTTGTGGCAGTTATGAAGTATCACAAGGACAATCAGTAGATTGTGGATATGTTCCACTTCCTAACTGCACATGCTGTACAGGTGTAGGAGTTACTGATACGCGACGATGCTTCTGTCCTAGAGGACCTGAGTTTACTTGTATATGGCAAAATCGCAATGGAATATACTATGCAGGTGGCTGCGGGGCAACTGGTGGAACAGGAACTAATTGCGGTGGTCAATGTCAAGGATGTGATTGTTCTTCCCTAGCAGGAAATACATACTGGGGAGCCTGGTATAATACAGGCCAAGGAATATGCAATGGATAATAGAAGGAAAAATAATGAATCAACAATTTGATTTTTTTGCATGTGTAGTAGATGGTGAATTTACTGGCGTTGTAGGGGTGGCTAAAAACCATGAACCTTTAATTGCCGGCATGAATTCAGATCCAACAATAGTCCCAATTAAAGAAGAACAACTAAGTATGCTACAATTAGGTATGATTTGGGATGGTACAGAATTTAAATTAACGGAGGAATAGTGTCAGCTTGGAAGGATTACAAGGCTAAGATAGGAGTAACGAGACCCTGGGATTTTTTAAACCCAAACACAGAGTATGCTAGTGACGAGGAAGAAAGCACTAGATATTCTTTATGTATGGACTGCCCAGAGTTTATCAAACCAACTACCCAGTGCAAGCAGTGTGGTTGTTTCATGAAGATGAAAGTTAAATTAAAACACGCTACCTGTCCAATAGGGCAATGGTAATAGGAAAATTTTTTACATTATAATAAGAGGTATTTTACATGGCTTTTGACCCAAGTTTATATGAGCAGCAGCGCAGAGGCCTAAACCTAGGCTTTGCTCAGCAGCAGGCAATCAATACTTATAAGCGTTATCTGGCAGACACTGCTGGTCAACGTGCTATTACTACCGTGGACGAAGCAGCTTTTGGTGCACAGAAACAGGTACCAAGACTTACTGCTAACTATGGCAAGCGTGGACTTAAAGGTATGGGTGTTAGATCTGGCGTATATAATAAAGCTTTGGGTGACTATGCCTCAGAAAGAGCTAGGCAATTAGGTTATGCTAGAAGTGACCTAGCCAATCAGCAAAGAGGGTATGACTTGGCCGCAACACAAGGTCAAGAGTCTTATCAAGATGCTTTAAAGAATATAGAATCAGATAAAGCAAGACAAATAGCAGCAGATGCTGCATCACTATTAGAACTAAGGTAGGACAAGATGGCTGTTGTTAAATATGGAGCAGCACCTCCGGGTGCACGAGCAGGAGCTAAAGCTGCAGGTATTGGTGCTCCTTCTGTTTTTAATACTATAACTCCTGTTACAGCTGCTGAAGCTGGTTCGGGTGGTGATATGGCAGATGACTTTGTTATCGAACCTACTGACTTTACAGGTCTTGTACTTGGCAGTGGCAGTGGTGGCAGTAATATACCTAGCTCATACTATGATGCGTTGGGTGCTGCTCGTACATTAGAATCAGAAACCGCCGCACAAAAATTTGCTTTGGATTTTCAAAAAGCTAATAGAACAGACGCATTAGATGCAGCAGCTTTGCAAAGAAAAGGGCTGGGCGCACAAGAAGCTTTGAAATATTATCAAGGTCAACTTGGTAAGTATGCAGATGGTGCAATCCCAGAAACCTTGGGTCAAACTTTAGAAGACCAAAGAAATCAACGTACAGATTTTGCAAACACTACCTATAGTAATTTATTTAATAGATTAGGTACTGCATATACACAAGCTGGCGATTTAACTAATGAAGGTTTTGCTAACTTGCAAGCTTACCTAGAGAATGCACCACAGAATGCTTATGCTACAGCTGAACGTGCAACTGCAGCACCAGCAGCTAGTGACCTTGCTCAGTACATGGCATCACGTGGCGTAGAAGCAGGAAGAGTAGAGCCTGGACTACAAGCAGCTAATGCAGCAGCACAAGGTGGAGCAGCTAATTATAATAATCTTCTAACAGTTCTTGCTGCATCTGCTACACAAGCAAACCAGTCGAGACAGAATGAACAAGCTATGGCACAGAGATTTGCGCAAGCACAACTCACTGCACAAAAAGCTTCACAAGAAGGAAGCTTGTCACAAGCACAGTTAAATCAATTGAATGCAATACAAACTGAATACAACTCAGCTAAGTTGCAACTGCAAAGAGATTCTGTTGCGCGTGAACAAGCATTGCAAGATGCTATTGCTGAACTGCAAGTATCTGGTAATCTTAATATAGATACCACTGAGTCTACTGAAACTCCAGAAGAAAGAGCAGCCCGTATAGCTAAAGAAGAAGCAGCAGCAAAAGTAGAAGCTGATAAAGCAGCAGCTACAACAGCAGCATCTCGTTCAGCAGCAGTTAACACACTTGCTAAACAAGTAGCTAATGCAAAGAGCACAGCATTAACAACTAGAGTTGATAAGTTTATAGCTGCTAATCCAAAGGCAACACCAGCACAAGTTAAAGAAGAGTTTCCAAAACTTAGAGCAGCTGCAGTAAAAGCAACAGCTGCTGCTAAAAAGAAGTAAGGATTAATTATGGCAGGATTAGATCTAGGTCAAGTATACAATCAATATATTACGGAGTTCCAAGACCCTGTTAAAGCATCACAGTATACTGCATTCCAATATATTGCTAACCCTAAAGGAACAATTGCTAGTTTTAAGAAACCACCAACGTGGTATTCAAAAGATGAATGGTATGCTTATGATGCACCTGATTATATTGCAGCTATTAGTTACGATGGCGATGATAAAGTTTCTCAATTTGCTAGAGATACTTTAAAGAATGCAACATCACTTTCAGATTTATCTGCAGCTGCTAGAAAAGCTGCAAAAGATAATCTTATTCAAGGTCAAAACACTGCTGTTAATGATTTATATACACAACTTAAAGACATTTACTATCAAAAGAGTGCAGCTGAAAAAGCTTACGCTAAACAAAAAGAAACACATGTGTTCAGTCAATATGGTTTAAATCCAGAAGCACGTTATGGTTTGGTTAACAGTCCAGATGGTAACACAGTAGCATACAAACCAGCAGTAGACTATATAAAATCAAAAACAACTCAAAGATATAATGACCTTATTAAACGTGGTGTCAGTGCACAAAATGCTAAAGCATATACTGAAGCATACGTAAAGAATTTAGGTTCAGCAGTACTTGCAAAGATAAATGCAGCTGGTATTAATCCTTTTACTGACCAAGTCCGTGCAAAGTTAGGCGTAAGAAAATAAATGGCAACAGTTCCTAAACCACCCACAACTCCAACTACTATTAGCATTGCTGATGAAATATTTAACAATGTGTTTAGTCCTACTCCTACTCCTACTACTGTAGTTGGTCAACCTAAATCTACTGTACCTAAAACTAATGCACCTAAAACTAATGCACCTATAATTAAAAGTGACTTAGCACGTGCTGGTATCCCTTTGTCCGAAAAGTTAAATGAACAGATCCTTTATAAGCAGTCACAGTTGTATGGTACAAAATATTCATCAAAGGAAATTGAAAAAGCTAAACCAGATTTACCTTGGTATAAAGATGTTGCCCTTGGTGCATTAGATACATTCATAGTTAAACCATTAAACACTTTAGACTTTGCTCATCGTGTTGTAATTTCTACTATTAAAGAAACTGCAGACTTAGTTCAAGCAGTTAAGGGTAAGCAAGCTCTTGGCGGAGGCACATCTGGTTTTGGTATAAAGGATTGGTGGAACCAGTCATTTGATACTAATACTAGTGGACGCAATACTTTATTCAAAGGCGTTAAACCAACAGGAAACAAATGGATTGACGGAACAATTTTTCTTGCTATTGATGCGGCACTGGATCCAGTAACGTATCTTACGTTGGGTACTGGTACTGCTGCAAAAATTGGAATGAAACAATTAGTTGGAACAATTGGCAAAGAGGCAGTGCAAGCAATTGCAGAAAATGCCGCAAAAGATATTGCTACTAAAGGAGCAAAGCAAGCAGCTAAAGAAGCAGCAATAATTATTAGCAAAGAACTTGGTGAGAGTGCTACTAAAAAAGAAATACAAGTTGCAGCACGTTCTGTTATAGTAGAGGCTGCTAAATTAGCAGAAGAACAAGCATTACTAGTTGGAAATAAAGCAGCTGCAGCAGCAGCAAAAAAAGCTGGTACACAAGCAATCTCAAGATACTCTGCAGTAGGGCCACGTAGAACATTGGGTTCTAAAACTAAAGTTGCATTAGCTGATTCTTTACAAACCATGAAAGAAGAAGCAATCATTGAAGCTAAACAATTTGCTGGCACTGCAAGAGGAAGACTCGCTCAAAAGTTTGTCGATACTATTACACCAGAAGTTATTGGCAACGTAGCAACTAAAGGTTACGCTGGTATGCGTGGACCAGTAGCCGAATTAGTTGGTGTTAAAGGTGGACTTAAGTGGGGTCTTCCATTCCTTGAAAAAGTTTCTATACGTGGATCTGAAAGATTAACTAATCCTATTGGTAATGCAGCTGCGTCTTTAAGAAAAGGTGTTTGGAACTGGGGCAAATACGTTAACCAACCGGGTGCAAAAATCCTTGGTGCATTAACTAAGACTGGTGGCAGTGAAGCAATATGGGACATGAGAACTGGACTTAAGAGTGGAACTTTACAAGGGGAAAAAGCAGTTCAAGCAGTTAAACTTTTATCAGAAGATGTTGTTAATAAAGGATTTGAAAAACTTAGTGCCGCATCATCAAACACTGCTATTAGAAAAATAGTTTCTAATTCAGAATACAAACCATATTTAAATACAGTTCATGAAGTACTATCACTTCCAATAGAGCAGTACACTGGAGATGCAGTTGAAGTCGCTGCTAGATTAGGTAGACCATTATCTGAAATAAAAATGGCACAAGAAGTAGCTGGATTTGGAGAAGGACTCCATACAATCGTAAGTAACTATGCTATTCAAAATGCTGCAGCAGGATTTCCAGGTATAGTAAAACCAACAAAGTGGTTTCCACAAGCTATAGTTAACAAAGCTTCACGATGGTTAGCCAGTGGAAGCAAAGAAGCTAGAGAAATTTTAACTTCATTAAGATTGGATGCAGCTCCAGTACCTGGGCAAAACATAGCCAGTGCACTTAACGAGGGTTCAAGTTGGTTTGGCCATGCATTAACAGAAACACAAGCAAACAGTGTAAAAGAATTAAATAGACTTGCTAATAATCCACACCCTAGTTGGCTGAAAGATGGTAAAAAAGCATTCGATGGTCAGTTCTTTGAAACAAACGTAGCTGCCGCATTACAAAAGTACAGTAGTAAGTTTGCAAAAGACTATGCATTTATGCGTATGGTAGAACAATATAGCGAAGGTGCTGCTGCAGTTGTCAGACCAAAGTTTCAAACAGAAGCGCAGATTGTTTCACGTGCTGGAGAAATAGATACAAAAGATTATGCAACACAGTTAGTTAAAAACGTTTCTGAATGGACTGAAAAAGATGTTAGACAAGTACGTGGAAAGATAGTTGACCTTGCCGAAGATAATAAAACTGCTCCAATTGTAAAAGAATATAGAGATGCTGTTGATAATGCATTACAGGAAGTAGATAATCTATTAGCTGGATTTGATTCTGCAATTGCAACTGATGCAGATCTAGCAAATGTTTATTTAGAAATGGCAGCAGGTCTTACTAATAATTATTATGGTTTGTTCTCGCGTCCAGTGTCTGAAGTAAAAGATTTTATAAAAACTATGGATCCAACTAAATTAAAAACTATAGTTAATCTTATTGAAGATTCTTATGTAAAATTAGATAGTGCAATTATTCCTGACGGATATGTGCGTTCAGACATAGCTGAGATATATAAAAATATTATGACATTAAAATCTCCAAAAGCAAGAGGAGAATTTCTTTCTTTCTTACAAGACTATAACCAATTTATTAAAACATGGTTGATTACTACACCAGGGTTTCATTCACGTAACACATTAAGCGGCAGCATGCAGATGCTTTCAGGTGGTGGTAAGTATAGATACTTAAAGAAAGAAGGACTACCTCTTTCTCGTGAATGGAATGCATTCTTAAAAAAACAAGCAGAAAATATAGACACCTTTACTTACACTCCAGATGAATTGATTGATGTATTTTTAATAGAAGCTAAAGTTCCAAAGAATCAAGCTTATGCATTTAAGAATGCTATGGAAATTGCAGGTGCTTCTGGATACGGTATGGCTGGAGAAGTGGCAGCTGGTACAACTAAAGGAGTTACTGGAATTTCTGGTAGAGAAATGCAAGCATCAAAAACGGCTTTAGGTAAAGCAAGAAACATAGTATCTAGAGGCTTTGGCAAAACTGCAGAAACATCACAAGCAGTTGGGCAAAGCATAGAAAACCATATGCGTTTCATGTTTACATATGATGGCATTCGTCAAGGTTTAAGTCCAGCAGAAGCTGCAGCAAGAACATCTAAGTTCTTAATTGATTATGCAGATACATCAACAGTTGACCAAGCCTTAAAACAGATTGTTCCTTTCTGGATGTTCATGAGCAACAACCTTCCAGCACAAATAGAAAATATGTTTTACAATCCACAGGTATACCAGAGATACAATCAGATCCGCAAAGCATACACGGATGAAGATGGTAATAACATGTTAATTCCAGAATGGTTATCAAATGCAGGAGCATTCCCAATTGCTGGTAGATTGCTTGCTAATCCAAACTTTGGTTTCCCTGGTGCAGGTTCACCATCACCATTGGAAACTGGGTTTACTGACCGTCGAGGCATACTTGGTTCTGTTGCACCACAGTATTTAACAATCCTTGAACTTCTACTTGGTGAAAAGGCTGCGACTGGTGAAAAGCTTGAAGGTTTTGGTGAACTTGCAGGATATGCAGGTCAACGTTTTGGTGGTCCTGTTGGTACTGCATCACGTTATTTAAATCCATTGATTGCTGGCACAGATATACCTGGACTTAAATCAATACCTGGTATTAAAAAAGCGGAAGAACCAGGTAGTGCTAACTATGAAAAACTTAACTCAGCTTTTTCACTGTTTGGTATACCGCTAAAAGTTAATACTGCAAACCAAGAGAACAGTGCGCGTATTGAAATCATTAAAAAACTAAATGAAATGTTAAAGAATAAATAAGGAGAAACAAATGAAACAACTACATAATATATTTTTACGTATCCTTGCAACATTTGCAGCATCAGGATTAGGAGTGATAGGTGCCGGCGCAATAGCCAACGTACCTATTTGGAAGGCTTGCCTTATGGCTGGCGTAGCAGGAGTAGCAGTCGTAGTAGAAGGATTATCAAGAGCCTTCCTCGATGATGGTAGACTAAGCTCTACAGAAATCAACTCGGTATTTGCCAAGGTTGATAAGAAGGCTGACTCATCAGCTGAATAACTCATAGCCAGGCAATACTGCCGGCTGAGTTTTAACAAAGGAGAAATTATTGCGTAAGCTTATATTGGCTATTGCCATAACTTTTTTTGCTATACCCACTCAAGCATCAGCTGCCACCAACAGTTGCCCTAAGTGGGAACCCGCCATTAAAGCTGCTGGCCTGCCAGTAAAAGAGTTTAGTTACATTGCTTGGCGCGAATCAAGATGCCGCGTTAAAGCAATCAATGCTATATGGAATGAGAAAGGTGAGATGATATATCACCTGAATAAGAATAAGAGTTATGACTCAGGTTTACTACAAATTAATTCTGGTCATCGTGAGATGGTACATCGCGTTTGCGGAGGTAACCTGAAGCTGTTATTGACCCTCGACTGTAACCTTGCTGCAGCAAAGCATCTATACGATGCTCACGGGCTTTCGCCATGGCGATACGTGAAGCCTGTCGACGTTTCTCAACAGCTTCAGAATCAACGTCCTCACGCTCATAAAAATCCATTCCCCAGATGAGTATAGGGTGCAATCCGTAAACGGATAGCAAACTCATCAGCTTTGTATGCACTAATCAATGCATCTGGTTCTGTATAACGAGCCACAGAAGTATACTCAACACCTAATCTAGTAGCCATGTATGTTATTAAACTGCGGTCACGTGATGTTGCAATAGCCCAGTCTTCATCTTTAATATGACCTTGCTTCAATACTTTTATTAATGGTTCAGCTGGTAACCACTTAACCATTTTTTGTTCGTATACATTACGTTCTTTTCTAATGGTATAACTTCTGTCACGTTCTCTTTGTCTTTTCTTATGACGTTCTTTATTAGCTACTTCATAACAGTCAGGACAGAAGTGTGGCTTGCGTCCACTTTTTTTAAGACGTTCCATTGACCAATCTTTTTTACAAGCTTTGCAATTTAAATGCCATATCGTTGGTCTTGGTTTCTTATGTGGAACACTACCCCTGCATTCATTAGAACAATACTGTGGGTCTCTACCTTGACGGATCGGCGCAGAGAAATCTTTGTTGCATTTGCGGCATCTGTAATGCTTGATTGCTTTCTTCATTGTTAATATTATAACTCAGGGTATTCCCTAAAGTCAATTCCCTCTTCCTTTAAATATTCATCAAGGTAATCTATAAAGCTTTGGAAGAATGCATGTACCATGATGGTTGATTGCCAGTCAGCAAACAACATAGCTTTAGTCCAGCGTTGACAAAGGTTAATGCAAAACTCATTAGACAAACCTAGGTTAACAGTAATGCCATGCTCGTTGTCGCGAACAATACGTTCAGATGTTAAAGATAAATCATGTAAGTCTTTATCATGTAAGACTTCTTTAGCCCACTCATCACTCATCAGCTGAACCTTAAGTAAGTTCTTATAACATCATGACGTTCTAATATTTGTTCTAAGTTCTTATAAGCTGCATTGCGTAGACGCCAGGCATGTGTAAGCGATGTGCCTAATCGTTTGCCCAACTCATCGTAAGTTATTTGTTCTGAGTTCATAGCATCAATAATAAAATGGTCCTGCTCTGACAACATGTCAATGCAATCTACTACTGCTTCACGCAGTGGCTGCAACACATCTTTAGATCCTTCTGGTTCATCACCAGGTACAGCTTCCATTAAAGCTTGCCATTCATTTTCAGGTCTTGGTCTAATTGTTATAGCCAACAGGTCGTCAATGAGGAAAGGTATCTCTCGGTTGTTAGGCTTCACTGTGTGACCTATGCTCCACCACATTGCCCTGGTTGCCCTCTGTGAGGCTCTGTGTTGCGTTCAATAGGCCTATCATACACTTCGCTAGCCATTAGCTTACTTACGTCCTCAGCTAATAATAAATATCCCCTTGTCGGGTTGTAACTACGAGGTGCAAATGTTTTTAATTCCATTTGATTATTTATTTCAATGTACTTTTTTAAACGTGCAACTTCAACTACTAAGAATGCGTCATCAGAGAACAGGTAGACCCACCACTTAGCTGTAGTTACAGATAGACCAGATGGTTTCCAATCTTGGTCACGATGTTTCTGTTCCATCTCAACAACTAACCTGCCATTGCGATACATGTCACGTTTAATTTCAAAGTCTTTCTTATCTAATGAATCTAAAAACTCTTGAAACAAACGCTCACCCTCTTTGCCGCAAAGCTAAATCATTCTTCCAACTAATCTTACGGTTAGCAGTGTACTCTATATCATGAGTAGAGACATGACCTTCTACTTGTTTACTTGTCATTTAATCCCTCGATTATCTGATGCACATAGTGCACAACGCTTGCCGCAAGCATTGCAATAGTAGCCATCCTTCTAGTATCACCAGACAAAGTAAAATAAAGAACCGCAAAACCTGAATAGGTAAATGCTAAATCTCCTGTTGTCTTAATGATAATAGAAAGGATCTTCTTCATATTAGAACTGCACCAAGTTAGATGTCACAGAGGTACCAGCTGAGGCAGCAATAGTTTGATTCAATTTACTTTTAATGTCTTGATGTTTAACAACTGGGACGTTGCGTCCACCGGTTTTACCAAGTACATTGCTTGCTTGGCTATTGTTACTTGATATAGTAATAGATCCACCAACAGCATCTATAACTTTCTTATAGTCAGCAATGGCGTCATCCAAAGTATATCCTTCTTCTACCATTAACATTAGTTTGAGTGCTACTTCACTTGCGTCCACGCTTAACCTCCTCAGGTATTGTGGCGTTTAATTTCTTAAACACTTTCATTACTTTCTTTTCTGATTTTTCGTACAGTTTTATTAGTTTCTTCTTCTGCCATGCTTCGATGGCTTCTAGCTTTTTATCTGTTTCTTCTAGTCTTTCATAGTACATATAGGTTTCCTTATCTATTGTCAATTATTTTACAGCTAAACAACGGGTATCATTCTCGAATACATTTACATCTACCTTTTTAAACCCAATCTTTGTAAGGGTTTGCTTTAATTCCCACCATCCTATGTTTGAATAATGTTCCCAATCACGGATCGGTTTCTCATCTATGGCTGAGTGTGGATACCTACCCTCACCTGCCATAGTAGCAATAAAGATTCCGCCATCAACTAAATTGTTATAACTATTCTGAATAATCTGTGGCCACTGTGGCGTGTGTTCAAAGACTTCAGCACAAACAACAACATCATAAGCTTCAAAGTTAATAAACTTAGCAGCATCTACAACAATGTCTACGCCTGGTCCTTCTTGCATATCAATACCAGTATAGGTTAGCTGGAATGGTTTAAACATTGGGCGCACACTACCATTAATATCTAGTGAACCAATCTCTAATACATTTAGATCAGTCCTATCACCCTTCCAATTATTAAAGCCAGTAAATATAAACTCCATAGCTGCATTATGCATTCTTCTTTCCTTCGTATATTCTCTTGTCGTTTGCTACGATTGCAGCAAAGTCCTTTGGTGGATTAGTCTTTATAGTTTTAGAGTCATCATGTGTACAGCTGGTCGCCGCACTAATCACACACTTACGGTTTTGTTTAGTAACCCAATCAACTATCTCATCATCACCATACCACCACTTCATGTTCTCATCAAAGCGGAACTGTGGCACCAGGTTCTCAGCTAGCACCATACAGAAGCCGGCCATACCACCAGTACCATCGTATCTACTACGGCATGTGTCAGTAACAACTCTATCCTCTGTTGGTTTAACTGTTGAGTAGCTTGGGCAGATCAAACCATAGTCATGATTCTTTGACAGCACTGCACCTAGTTCATACATGCAATCTTTATCGAGACTCACATCATCATTAATGAATGCAATGTGCCCATCATAGCCTGCAATGTTCATGCCTAAGTTCCACATAGCATGGATGCCAACGCCTTCATTGACCATAACTTTAATTACTTTGTTGAACTTTGGTATTGCAGTTAAATTATTATAAGCTTCACTGCCATCTGCAACAATGATAATCTTATTTACCATGGTGTCGGCAAGTAACTGAGCTACAAGCTTGGTCAAGCCACCGATGTTTGTCTTAGTCGGTATGACTACATTGATTTTGGCTCCGCGCAACTTATAAAAGAACAAGTTACTCTTTAATCTATCATCATCAGAACTTAAAGCAAGAGCAATCTCACCATAGTGCAATGCTTCCTTATCAAGACCAATACGATGAGCAGCTAGAGCAACCATGTCATTAGGCCACCAACCATAAGCATCAGGTTCAGTTAAATATAATCCTGCACTGTACGGTATGGTAAGTGCACGCTTAGCTGCATAGTACATACCAATCCAGTTCTCTGATATGTAGTAGTGTCTAGCTAAGTCAGTCCATACCTCTGCACCATGAGGGTATTCACCACAGGCACGCAACAACCAATGCTCTGCCTCAGCAGGATGCATCTTAGCTAGGTATCTCATTGACCATGCGCGTTCAGCATTCCATGTTGACTCAGGCATAATCAAGTGACGTTTGAAAAGAATGGTTGCCTCTTCAAATCGCCCGTGAAAAAACAGTTCTCTTGCACCATAATAAGTATTACGGTCATTGTTAGGGTTCTCTTCAATATCTTTAAGAAGTAAAGGAAGATACTGACTGCGCGGCTTGGTGTTGTCAGCATGATGGTGGATCTGTAATCCTACGAAAGCCTGACGCTCTTCATGTCCTGGCTTTGTAATGTTAACCTCATGTACACGGTTAACCCAGTGGTGGCTGTGTCTACGCACAATCTTATCCCCATGGTACTGCAATCCTGGTGTGCCATCTTCTTTCCATGACCAAGTGTACTCATATCTTAATCTGTTGACATCAGTTGGTGCATTGTCGATATGCCCGCGCCAACCATCAATTAAAACTTCATCAAGGTCTAAGTTAATAAGCCAAGCATCCTCATCAGGTAGACTATCAAGCAGATGGTTACGAGCCACCGCAAAAGACCAATCTTCCCATGCTTTCTCAATAACAATAACACCACACTCTTTAGCTATCTTAATAGTGTCATCAGTACTACCAGTGTCAAGCAACCATACCTGATCAGCATCTTTAGCTGACTCGGCCCAACGCTTAACAAACTGTGCTTCATTCTTAGCAATAGAACAAACAATAACTTTCATGGCTTTTCCTTAAAGTCGTAGAAGTATAACTCTTCATCTGATTCTGACACCCAACGTGAGCCAGTAGACTCACAGCTGAACTCTAAGCCAAAGACTTGCCAGTCTGGCTTGGTTAATTCCTTACTAATCCATGCACCACCATCTAGCCACAGCAGTCTGTTGTTTGGTTGCATGAAGAACTGTCCACCTTCACCCTCAAAGACGTGTGCACACTTGTGTCCTGCTGCCATCTCACCATATCCTGCATGGTATTGTGGTCCAAGACACCAGTCGATAGTAAACATGTACTTAGCCTTGTGTCTGGTCTTATCCTTTAACATTATCATAGCTGTTCTGTTCTTCAGGTAGTCATATATGCCGGCACTTGCGTAGTATGACATGTTATCCCATAGCTGCAGCCAGTCCAATGGGTAGGTTGTTGTGGCTTCTGGTGTTGCGCGTAGGTAATGGATCGGAACCCTTGCATGTTGTGTTCCCCACTCAGTCATGACACTAAACAAACCACAGCGTTGTGGTATAGAAGTAAAATTAAATACTTCAACTGGCACTGCATCATTCTTATGGTTAGGTTCCTCGTTGTATAAGAACCCTGTGTCCAGGTAGGCAAGGAACGTAGGTATATTTAAATTTAAATAGTTCACTTAATAAACTTCCCTGCAATTCCACACACACCTTTAATAATAATGAAGGTCGCCGCAAACATAACAGTCATGAATATAATTTCACTTACCATTACGTCTATCCAATCTATCAATAAGCAATATGCCTATAATCCTACCAATAGTCCAGCCACAAATCAGCCAGATAACTCCTGCATATGTAATCGTTTCATTCATAGTGTTAATCCTTCCACTCTCCTATAGGTAATAGTAATCAAGTATATCAGAAACATCAGTTTCTTACAATGATTAGAACATCCAGATGATTCTCTCAACCAACAATTCGATTGAGTATTTAACATTGCTTACTGCTTGTCTTACTGCGAACATTGAACCTAGCTTCATTTTAATCTCCTTGTTAATCACTGCCCTTATTAGCAGCTAGAAGTATTATAGCAGGTTTAGTGACTCGCCGCAACTCAAAACAAAACTTTAATATGATTCGCCGCAAATCACAAGTTCTAATAGTTCTATATATGATAATACATATTCTAGAGAGGGAGAGAAGACATGCCTAACTGCATGTGTAACTTCCTGCGTCAGTTACTACAAGCATTATATTATAAGCTTCAACTGGACTTCCCCATCACAAACACAGATAGGTTCACTCACCCGAACTAATAGGGTATACTTCAATTTAATACTAGAGGTATCTTTAACTCAGATAGTTCACGTATCATCCATCACTAATCCAGATAGGAGAAGCCTTAGCCTACACAAAGGAGAATGCTCCCACGTAGTGGAGCAATATCTCCCTTTACAAGGAGATGCCCAGGACTATTCAGGTATTATCCCGAACAATCCTGGGCCTTATTATGGCATAGCTTAACAACAGTATCAGTAAAGAAGCCAACCCTCTAAGGCTCCCTCACTGACAAGGTACAGTCTAGCACACTTCCAGGAACCCAGTCAAGCTCCCAGAGATATATATGTGATATATCAGCCGGCTTACAGGATCAGATGAGAACAATCAAAGACTAAACCCAGACACACACCCACACCACCCCCCCCGTACCCCATGTATATAATAGATACTCTATCTATCTAGGGACATACGGCATATCTTCAGAATCCTTACCCCCCGCCGCCTTCTTTTCCCGGTACCCCCC